GCGGTCGTCAACAACTTCTTGCAACCTTCTACTTTGTTTTATATACTCGTAGGTGGTGTTATTTTCTTGAAAGTATTTTTGGCTCCATTCAACTAAAGTTATATTAGGCCTTGGCTTGCGCTTAACAAACTTTTCTACATGGATAATCTTTTCAATTACTTGAGGCACTAGGTTTAATCTAGGCTCAAGCATTGCCTCAATGCGTTTTAAGGCGTGGTCATTGCACCCAGTATAGAGTTTTATGTATTTAAGAATTTCCTTCATTGTTAATTTTTACTTCGTCAAATAATCCTAATTCCTCGGCGACTTTTATGTGCTTTTTAAATGAGTTATAAAATTCAAGTTCATTTTGTAGTAGGTGTGTAACCTTGCCTACTAAGTCAATTTTTTCTATAATGGTAAGGTCTTGCCATTCTTGGTGATTTGCCATGATTATAATTTTTTAAATTTTGATATAAGCGTTGCAGTTAAGTACAACGTAATTGCTAAAGGAACCGATATAAAGATAAAGAAAGTCAGTTCACAAATAAAAGTTAAGTATGGCCTCATAAGTTTTGCATTATTGCGGTTACTAAAAATGCAAAGCATACAATGATGAATGCATACATTGGCTTGATTGACTCTTGAGCGTAGCGCTCTTGCGCTTTTTGTTGAGGTGTTTTTAACTTGTTCATATTATTGGTTATTGGTTTATTAAAATGCAATAGTCTTGATAGCTTCTTCAAAGCCTCCTTGATATTCTTTTTGCTTAATACCTTTTAAAATAAAGCCGTCTAAAATATCATTAATCATATTTTTAGGAATATTAATAGCTTCTAAAACTGCAAATGAAAATGCTTTTTTAGGATGCATTTGAAAAGATATTTTACTCATTAAATCTTTAGATATATAAGTATATATTTTTGTATTATCCTCGTTTGTTTTAATTTGCAATAATTCCATTTCATTTGCAAATTCTTCTACATCATCAAAGAATATACTCGGTGCTTCAAACTTAGTATTATCATCTTCCCAAAATCCTACGTAGTGACTTTCGCCATTATAAAAACTATCTTTTTTAATAATAGCTTTTCTACCTAATTCTAATTTGTAGTGTTCGTTGTTAATACTTACTACTGCTTTTTTAATTGACTTTTTCATAGTTGGTTTGTTTTTGATAAATCAAAGATATACTAATTTCATTAATAAAAAAATATTTTTATTATATTTTTTTAAATTAATTTAAAGTAGCTGAAAATCAATGAGTTATGACCTAAAATAATTTCTTAAAATGACTCAAAGTAAAGTCTTTTTTGTTTTGCACCATGCTATAAATGCGGTCTTCAATGCCGCCGGTGGTAAATATCCAGTAAACTTTAGAGGCCTCTAGGCGGTCTTTGGTTTGCATCCTAGCCCTACTTTGCCAATAACTTACGGCGCTAAAGTCTATATTATACATAACCAAGGCGTCGGCCGTGCTTAGGTTTATACCCTCCCGCCCGCTTTGTATTTGGCTTATAAACACCGCGTCGCCAGTGGCCTCGTTAAAAGCTTGCGGATCGTCATAAACTTGACCTTTGTAACTAAATCTTAGTTGCATACCCTCGGCAATGTACTTGTAAAATATGGCTATCTTTTGCCCTTTAAAGCGCTCTTTGATATAGTTAGCCTTGGTATCGTCAAACATTATAGCGTTGCCATCCTCGGTCTTTACGGAACCGCTACATATTTGGTGTATCTTTTGCATTTCTTTAACGGAGGTATCGGCCAGGACTACTTGCCCGTCTTTGGTTTTAAATAGCTTGTCCTTTTTGATTTTGTCCACGGCCCACTTAACCTTATCGGACATGGGTACGTAAAGGATTTGTTCTTCAACTAAAGACTCAAACCCAGCCTCTTCTTGCGTATAGGTTAGCATTAAGTGCTGGATTTCCGTTTGGATCCTTTCTTGCTTAACATGCGTATAGTCCGGCACTTGCATATTATATAAGAACTTTGTCTTAGGTATGCCGTAGTCTTTATGCCATGCGTAAAAGTTTTTATATTCTTTAAACGGACTAAAACTACTTACATAAAATTGATGGTAGAACTGGGCGTAAGTTTCCGGACTTGGCGTGCCGCTTAAATAAATTATAGGTTTGCCTAGGCATATCTTTTTTAAATCCGTCACCCTACCACTTGGCTTTGGGATCTGTCCTAGGGCGTGCGCCTCGTCAATTATAATTAAATCGTAGGTATGTTGTATCTTATGTAAACTTTCGTAGTTTATAACAAGCAAATCATATAAACAATTGGACTGTTTAAAGTCATCTTCAATGCTGCTTATAGCTTTCTTTTTAGTTACAAATAAAACCTTCTTGGCTCCATATAAACTAGCAATGTGCAAGCTGGTTATAGTCTTACCAGTGCGTACTTGCATCGCTAAATAAACTAGCTTAAATTCCTTAAGTATATTTATGGCTTGCTCCGCAATATCTATTTGGTAATCCCTTAGCTGCATGGTATTGTTTTAAAATATAAGGCCGGCAATTCCCGTAATTACTATCATGATATTTATGAGTGTTATTTTTGCCGGCCTTTTGCCTAATCATATTTAATTGGTCAAAGGCAATCCAATTCTATAATAAGCCGTCTTGTAGCGGCTCGTCTTCTTTTTGATCCACACGCCTATAACCCTCCTTCCATAAAAGGCGCGTAAGCATAACAGAGTTTTTAACTATGGTAGCTTCGGAACTTCTAGGATATATGCAATGCAAAATTTCATGTATTAAAATTTCCAGGTGCTTTTTACCCTTTAGGCGTTCGTCTATTTCTATAACGCCGTCTTTACTAGCAAGTCCATGGGCTTGCTCGCGTCCTAGTTTGCGATATATAATCTTAATCTTAAGCATCTTTTTTAAGCTCTAATTCATCAAGTCTATCTATTTCATCGCTGGGTGTAAATATAACTTGCCCGCCACGCACCTTGGCTAAGTAGCGTCTTATTTCTTGTTCAAGGCCATGCACCTCTGCTAGCTTATTAGTAAGCCACATTTCTTGCTCGGATAGTTTCATTTTATTAAATAACTTTGGAAGTTTCATACTCTAGTTGAATTAAAAGTTCTAAGTAATGTTTTGCTTTTTTTAAATCTTCGATGCCGTTTTTTTGTCTATGCCTTACCACATACTTAATAATATTTCCCTCAATAAAAGGAATACTATTAGTGTGTATAAATTCCGTTGGCTGGATTTTATAAATTTGATAATGATTGCCGCCTACTTGCACGTCCATTGAATTCATTTTATTTATCGGTTTTGCTATGAAATTTATTACATGTCTTGCACTTATATTGTATGCGTGTTAGCCCGCTTGCCGTTACTACTTTATTATTTTTTATAAGGTCATCGCTTCCACACTCTGGGCATGATCCTCTAGCTTCGCCAAAGATAACGCCGAAGTGCGTTTTAGCTGGTATGTGGTTGCTTAATGCTTTATGGACTTTTTCTAAAAGTACTACGTCCATCTTACAATATTTAACCATGCGCTCCATTGCTTTTTTATCCTTCTTTAAAACAATGTCCTTCCATAAATCATAATCGGTTTTAATCTTTTGGCCGATGCCTAAAAACGTAGCAATATAGTTTAACTTGTTAGAATTAAATTTAAACTTTGCACGTGCAACTTTTAAAGTGTCAATTGTGGTATAGCTTGGGAACATTTCTATTCCGTGAAACAAACAACGTGTGCGCACCCATGCAAGGTCAAACTTATCGCCGTTGTGTCCTATGGTTTCGTCGGCGGTGTTTAATACTTTTATAAAGTCTTGCAGCATTTTTTTATCGCATTGCTTTGCATCCCAACTAAGTGCGTGCGTTTCTTTTTCATCTTCCCACTTATAGCAGATGCAAATAATTGCACGCTCTTTAATAATATTTTGTGGGCCGATGTTTAATTTAAACCCAGACTGCCAAAAGAATCCGATGTTTGGCGATGTCTCAATATCGAAGAATAATCGTTTTCTTTTGGTAGTCATGGGGTAAAATTAGTTAAAATAATGATATCTGAGTGTTATTTATTTTATTCCAATTAATTTTTACGTCTTTACGGCCATTTTCTTTAATAATTGGTGTGCAAATATCTTCACCCCAAGTTTCTACCATCCGGTTAACGCATTGTTCTTCTTTGCCTAGGTCATAAAATATTTCCTTTAGTCCGCCAGCATTGCTGCCATTTGCTGGGTTACTAAAAGCATACAAAGTAATACGTGCAGTTTTTTGCCCATCTTTAATTATTTGCATGGCAAAGTCGCGGTCTTCTTTGCCTTCTAAATACGGCCTATATTGTAAATGTTTTGTTGTAGTGTTATCCATAAAAACGCAAGTATCACAAAAAGAATTTTCAATATGTGGCTTAGTTGCAGACCAAGCAAATTGCCTATATTCTAACGCACCAAGTTGTATTTTATTGTTTAAAAAATATTCTTGCGCTTGGTGTAATGCATTAAAATCGGAGCGTATTAACTTAGTGCCTTCGCGGTAAAATAAACCAGTAATGTCATCGTCTAGTTGCCAGTAGTTTTGCAAGCCCTTATTTATAGTATACTGTTTTATGTAATTGCGTACAAAAGTAATTCCTCCGTTATCTTGCGGTAAAATTATATAATTAAAATTTGGGTATTTAATTTTATATTTTTCTTCATCCTGAGGTTCAATTACAACATTTACAATAAAATTATTTTCATGCGCATACTTTAAAAGGCTTGCATTTTCTACGCGGTTTTTGCTGGGTATAAATATATTTTGCATAGTTTATAAATTTAAAAAACCAGTCTTTTCCATTTTGGCGTTAAAAAGTTCTTCTTTAGGTTGCTTGCATTTATACATGTATTCGCGGTAGTACATTACAAAAGCAATGCGCATGTAGTCATCACTACAATTTTTATATGGTGTATTGCCGTGCCATGTATGTACGTCAACAAAAAGTATGTCGGTGTTTTGTAAATCAATAGCAATCCTATATTCTGGTAAGCAAAAATAAGAACCTTCGTAATGCCCTTCA